ATAATCGTAGGCAGACTTTTTGAAATTCAAAACATCATTCGTTTTATTTGTTTGGTCATCTATTCGTGTCCAGCTGATGTTAAATGTACAAATTGGGGGTGGGATTAGTTCACTTGCAACAAACATATTTATCCTACATCTATACAATCCGTCTGCGGTTATATACTTTCCTGAATTATTTTTTAATGTAAAAAATGTATTATTATCTATATTAAGAGAAAATCTGTGAGATATTGTATCTGGAATTTTAATTAAATTTATTTCGGAGGTTGTCTTGTTTGAAATTATCTTAGTGTACACAGAGTCCGATCCTCCCGATGTACTTTTTGTCGGAGCTCCCGATAGTTGTTTTTTATAAATTATTCTATCAATATCATCTGAGAATTGAGATGTTGTAAGTCTTAAATCACACTCAGAAAACAATGTACCACCAAACCTTCCATTTACAATAAAGTTTTTAATTGTTCCATTTTGGATAGTTACGTTGGCCCAACCGTGGACACGGCCCGATATGATGTGTCCAGAAAATGAAAATGAAAAAAGAGCATAGTCGTTTATATACAGTTCCGATGATATAAGATTGTCATATAATGCAATTCCATTTAATGTAACATCTTTATGAACATAAAACGAAGGATTGTGTGAACCCCCAACCGATCCGAAAATTTGACAATTTAAGTTTGAATTCTTAAGCACACTTCCGTATATTCTCAGTGAATTGTATTTTCGTGATTGTTTATCTATTTTTACATATCGTTCATATGACTTATTGTCAAACGATGCGATGTGATTAGAAAATGTACCACGATACGAACTAATTCCATACATTAAATCATCTGGAATATTTTCATATACATTAGAATTAAACTCAGATGGATATGTATTTGAAGTCTGTGTTGTATGTGCTATATTTAATTTCAGACAATGTGCGTTTTCATTGTTTAGATTATAATAAGATCTATTATTAGCCAGGTCTGTTATATTTTTGTTTTTAATACCCACATTGATGTGGATATCGTCATAGACCACCAACTCGTTATCAATTGGCCGTCTTTGAATTTTACTTCGTTCAAGTAAAGATGGTTCTACTACCAGGCCAGAAACTAACAGTGTACGGGCCGGAATTATTTTTTCTATATTTTTAAATAAAGACGGGTCCAAATATGATTCTAAAATGGATAGATAATAAGAAAAATCAATTCTACCGAACCCGTTTTTAAAAAATAAATTTTTGATTTCATTAAACCCACTATAAGTTTTATTGTACAACTCAGACGGGTCTCCTATATAGTCTCCGAGATCGAAATCACCAAAAAATCTTAAAATTTCATGATTAATTAAATCAGATGGACTAAAGTAAACTCCAAGTTTGTTGGTATCAATTGTTAACCGATCACCACTTTTTTTAGTACTTCTCTTTGACACAGACAACTGAGTTTCGAGTATCTGAGTCTCAATTCTAATTTTACTATTATTAAAAACCTGTGAACCGTATGCAGGAAGTTTGGCAAAGTTTCTCTTGTTACTTCCACCGAAGTCATATGGATATTCAACACTAGTAAAATTATACACAGTTGCCCACTCAGGTGAGTCTTTTCTAAATGATGTGTTTTGTATATGAGACTCCACTCCAGATTGGTCCACCTCCCACGCAGGAGATTCATTCGGTTGGTCGTTGGTATTGTTATCATCGTCCCCCACGTAAACAAAAACACTCTCATCATATAAAACCTTGTCACCAAATATGTAGTCGGTTTTTGTTCCGTCCCAGTTGCCCAATAAATCATTTAGTTTATATGGAAAATCAAAATTAGCCTTAAACACTAAGATGTCTTCCAGTTCATGTGGATCATCTACATCATACGATTGATTGAACTTTATGTGGTTTTCAAACCGAGCTTCTTTAATTGGTTTTGTATATATTCGCAATCTATCAAGTGTTCCGAAAAAATTAGAACCATAATAGTTTCCGAAAATGAGTTTTGGTGAACCTAAAAAATTATTTATATCTGCACGGGGTAGAGCTATTTTAGAATATCCGTTGTAAACTAAATCTTCATCGGAGTATCTCTTTACAAAAACTTCTACTCCAGAATCAGTCCACCGCTCAGATTCAACTACCTGAATCAGTACATTAAATTCTTTTGACGAAAATCCATATACTTGTTCATTACCATCTATATCTGCCAAATATGTAATAAATTGACCGATTTTAATATAAAACTTACCCCAACCATATCCTCCCGTGGTGGTGTGATTTTTTGTTGGTTCGGACGCGAACCCAAAGCTCCAATTTGTGGAATCTAATTGGTCGTTTGTCAGATCCTTTTTTGATGCTAGAATTTCTATATCAGATGTTATGTCACACAGATCTTCATTAAATGAAAATTTTAATTCCACACACCTTGATTGATAAGTTTCAGTTTTCCAGTCAAGTTCTATATACTGATTGTCTCTTTCAAGTTTAAGAAAATAATCAAACGAATCAAATGTATACAATACCTTATCACTGGTTTCGGTGTTATATTCAATCCCCCCAAATTCTCGTATTTTAAATAAATAATCTGGTACTCCATAACACCTAAACAAAGCACGAATGGATTTTTCTGTTCCTTTTGTTTTTAAAATATATGGTAAATTATTTAGTATACGTCTCCACACTAAGTGTTTTTTTTGCTTAAACTTCTTAACAAACGCAAGTTCTTCATCTGTCTTGATGTCACGTGCCAGTGAATTTATTTCTCCTTCATCATACCCCTCAAAACTCCCACCAAAATATCCAAGCATATGAGAGACCAATTCGTTTGGAATTCCCTTATCGGGATTGTTAAGAGGTTTTTTAATATTACCAACTCCCTCTACATACAAATGTATTAAATCGAATTGGTGACCAATAAATGATAAAAATTCAAAATATTCTTCATTGTCAGGATCACGGACAATAAATTCAGGTGTGTTATTGGCAAAAGAATTGTCGTTTTGCTTATCATATGCTTCAGCTTCACGAGCCTTCTCAGAATACCAAGTATATCCTGTTGTTTTTGAGAAATCTTCCATATCCTCCGGTATTGGCATAGGGCGATAATAGTCACGTGATGTTAAGAATGAATAAGATGTTGTATTTAGTGGAATTTTTTTTCCAACACACTCATCACAACTGCAAAATAACGACCACCTATCACTGACACCGGGTATATCAAGTGAGTTAACTGGATCGGGTCCTGTTAGTATATAAATGTGGTCTTCCATATACACAGCATCGTGTTCTTTGTAATCAAATGCATTTGGACTCCAATCATTTACACTATCACAATTAAATTCTGCTCTTGGCCAACTTATATAAGTGTATAGTAAGTCTGCTTCTAATTCTTTTATTTTAGAGTCAAGTTCACCCGAAGAATCTCCGTGTGAGATCTTTTTTTGCATTAGTTCATCTATTCGTATTTTTATTTTTGTAGCTGAGTCGGTCAGTTCGGTTATATCCTCAAAATATAAAAACCTCTCGTATCCGTCCAGTGAATTTAAAATTTGTACTTTTTCTTTGTTTAATCGTTCAATCTCCGTGTCATATGAGAGTCTACCAAACTTCTCGGGTGTACTAGCCCTATATGATTTTCGTATTTCCTCTAACTCTCTGTCATATTTTGAAATTTTAGTTAATTTTAAAATAAAAACATCTAGTCGTTTACGGGCAGACGAATATCTTATGAAATTTTTAAAATCAGAATAATCAACGGACAGATAATAGTCCTCAGTTTGATTGTTAAAATAATTTGATATTTCTTCTGTGATTTTTATTGGTGATCCGAATACCTCTTCTCTCCACTCAGTTTCAACTTCTTTTATTTTCTCTAATATACCAGGATCAGTAGAATTGAGATTTAATAAAGACTCTTTTTCTATTTGTGATTTATTTTTATTTAACTGCTCTGATGTATAGCTTCTGGTACCCTGCGAAGCAATACCACTTAAATCAGGATTTCTAAGTTTATATAATTTTGGTTTTACCTTTTTATACAAAATAGTTCTTTGTATAATGTCGTCGGAATAAAATAAACCAAGCAAATGAAATGATGCACCAACTTTAATGTCATGTGACAGTGGTTGTTGAAGTTTAAATAGCAACGGTCTGTGTTTAACTGGATCAGAAATGTTGTCTGTACTGCGAGCTGTCGATAATACAGAAACTTGCTCGCCTGTTTCAAATACCATGCTGGTCGATAGATATGATTCGAATTTTTCATCAAACAGATTACCCAATCTATTAAAATTGAACATCGTCATAAGAACCTCTTTATATAGTGATTTATACTTAGTATGTAATTTATCTGAGGTATTTTTAAACTTAGGTGTTTTATTTAATATATAGTCTATGCACTTTTCGTATTCGTTGGAAATTTCTCCACGGGTATATGTACTATTGTAGTTGTATAAGAATGTATTTAAGTACAAAGATTTTATTTCATTATACACCCCATCACAATCATGTGAAAAACTATCTAAGGATGCAAAATTATAAAAGTCTACTAACTCATAGAGTCGTTCTTTTAAGTTTTCTACAAGATACCCATTTGCAATTAAATTTTCGACCTGCACTCTAGTTCCAATTTCACTAAGTAACGAGGGTATTTCATAAAAAATATGAGAAACTGGAATTTTTTTGTTAAAATAATTTAAATATTCTACATTAAGAGCCACATCGAGTGGTCTGAGACTTGTTTTTAGTGAACTTGGTATTATCTTAATTTCAGTTCTACTCGGTGAAATGTCCTGAATCAGAAGTTTAGAAGTGGACTCATATGATCCTATTAATTCCTGCTTCATAGATACACCCACCAAGAAAGAACCACCTTGTTCTCCGAGTTCTCTTAGTTCGTGTGTGGGAGATAATACGAGTTCATTATCTTCTGTGACCTCATACTTTGTGTCGAACAGTGATAACGATCCTGCTCGTCTTACTCCACCATAATCAGTAAAATCAAAAGTTTTTCGTTTAAACGAATCAACTGGTTTAATTACTTTTGTCTTTATTACTTTGTTATCATTTGAGTAAATT